GGCTTCGAGCGGCGGCTCACCGGCATCAATCGCTTGGTTGTAGGTGTTCTGATAGGCGATATCCCCCTGCATCTCCGAGCCGCGCTTGCGTTCGGCCTCTATCAATTTGTTGGTTCGGTCAGCCAATTTGTCGGTGGCGGCCTCGGCCCTGCCCTTGTTTTCCACGTCGTCGGCAAGCACCTTGGCGGCGGCACCGAACGCCTGGTTTTGTTTTGCGAGGTTGTTGGCGACTTCTTTGTATTGGCCGCCGATCCCGTAATGCCCCGGGTCATATTCGCTGCCGGTGAACAGCGAACCGATCGAAATATCGACATTCCGTGCGCGCGCCGCCGCGCGCATCGCAGCGTCCACGTCCCGGCCCGGCGAACCTACCCCCATTTGACCAACGATCCCGGTATCGACCGCGCGGCCCTGGGCATCCACAATCCGAACGTCGACGGCAGACCCGCCCCCGACCGCGTGCATTGACGTGCCTCCCGACCGCGTTACCGCGCCCGGCCGAAACGCACTGAAAATCTGGAAGCTCTGACCGGGCGGCAGGACCCCTGAGGCTTCCTGCAGCAACTCGGTCAGCGTTTGGATCCCGGGGCTGGTCCGTCCCAGCACGTTGTCAGAGAAACTGACCCGGGGTGTCGCAGCCCCGCTCGGCATTGGTGCGCCGCCGCGAGGATACATTGTCGGGGTTCCGCCCAGCGGAGCCCCGGTGATGGTTTGGCCGGTGACAGCTTGATAACCGCTGACAGCCCCGGCCACGAGGTTGACCCCGGGGATCATATGCAAAAGTGTCCCGAGGAAACCGGTGGTTGGCAGCTCGCCGGTCTTCAGCAGATTGGTGACGTCGTTGAGGAGCTGGACGAGAGACTTGTGCAGATACTCGAAGACGGTTGTCTCACTGATCGCCCTGATGAAGTCATTCCACGCTTTCACCAGCGAGTTGGTGGCTTCGGAGAGCGGCGATAGGTCGTTTTTGTAGGTGTTCTGCAGAGCCTTTCCAAGGTCTTCGGCCGCCTTACTGGTCGCGGCGAAGGTCCCCTGCGTTCTTTGAAGGTTGAGTAATAGTCGAACCTGCGCATCGTCGAAGGCGTGGGTCGCTACGCCCAATTTAATGAGAGAGTCGAGCCCGCCCGAGACGGCATCGCTGAACGCCTTCATGCCGCTCTCGGTACCGACCTTCAAGGCCGCCCCGACATCGCCGCCAATTTGGGAAATGCGCGTGCCCGCTGCCGGGTTTAGCAGCGGGTTTTTGGCCAAGAGGATCATTTGCTTGTTGGCTTAAGCAGCAAAGAAGCCCATCGACTGGAGCTGCTTCGATCCCTCCTGCAGCCCGGCCATGTTTGCCGGTGTAGCCGCCCGGCCCAACACCGCATTGAAGTCACGCAGTGCCTGTTGCGCCTCGGCCACCTTTGACACGATGAACGCCATTCCGGCGCCGATCGCCAGAAGCCCGGCAACCACCAGTCTTGTCGGGGTCAGCAGTCCCGTGAGTGACTCACCGAAGGCCGAGATCAGTTTCGACCAGCCGCCCGCTTGGGTGGCAGCTTGCTGGAACTGCGTACCCTGCTGGATCAGGATGGTGAAGAACGATTGGCCGGACAGCAGCCCGGTAGCCACGTCGTTCAGCTGGAACCCGAGATTGGCGACGGCCGAGCTTAATTGGCCGTTGGTGACGGCGGCCTTTCTGACTACGGGGTCGCTCGAATTAAGGGCGTTGACGAAGTCATAGTGCCTTTTGATGATCGCGCTCTGCGCGGCCTCGAACCCACCAAAGATCGGGACTCCGCGAGCGACCGCTTCATCGAGGTCGGCCAGCGCGGCGTTCATTCGACGGATTGAGGTTCCGGCTGGATCGAACTTGCCCTGGAGCTGCTCAATGCGGGCGCCTATTGCTTCCGCCTCCAGCCTGGCCCTTTCCTCAGCCTCAAAAAGTTCCTGGAAGACCGCCGCGGACTCTTTTGCGGACCTGGCGCTGGCGAAGTCGGGCGTTGGCGGCGTGACGCCGGTTTGCTTGTTGAAGAAGTCTTGCGCGTTCTGGACGTTCTGCGCCGCGCGGGCGCTTTCGATGGCGGCGTCCTGAGCGGTGGTCAGCTTGACGTAATTCGCCGTCAGCTGCTCGAGGGCGCGCGCTCGCTGTTCGGCCGTCCCTACTCCTTCGCGCTCAAACTTGGCGAGCCTGTCCAGGCCATCGGCGTACTGGTTCTGGATCCTTTGAGCCTTGTCGTACTTGCCGATCATGCGTTCGACGGCATTGACGCTGGCTTGCTCGGCCGCCGTCGCCTCTCGCTGCGTGGCTATCAGCTTCTCGTATTGCTGCGTCGCCAGTTGCAGGGCTTGGTTGCGCCGCTCGGCGGTGCCGATCCCGTCCCGCTCGAGCTGAGCGATCTTGTCGATCGCGTCGGCGTACTGAACCTCGGCTCTTGTCGCCTTGTCGTATTGGGCGATGAGCCGTTCCAGTAGATTGGTGCTGCTCCGTTTGGACGCCGACGCTTCTTCCTCGGCTGCCGCCAATTTTTGGACAGCCTCAGTGAGCTTCTCCGCGCCTTCTGCTGCCTCCTCCTCGGCGACAGCAAGCCCCTCCAAGGCAGTCTTGACCCTCGCGATGGACTCCTCGCCCGTCGCCTTGATGGTCCAGGTTACTGTGACGTCTTCGTCTGCCATCTCATCTCAGCGCGCCCTGCTCGGAGGAAGCATCCGAGCGGCGCCGATGGTTGGTGGTGGTTGTCTTGGTGGAGGCCGATCGCTATCCGGTTTCTTTTCGGATAGGACAGAAGCACGGACCATTCCGAGATAGACGAGAGCCCTGGCTTCCCAGGTTTCGAGCCGGCCGATCCGCATCTCCCGTCGCCACGCCCGCAGGGCTTCCCAGGTAACGGTCGGCGGGGCAAACCCGTTGGGCGCCAGGCCCATCGAAATCTCGTTGAACCAGAGCCACAGGTAGTCAAGAAGGCTGGGAAATTCCGGCGCGGGGTCCTGGATTACGACCGGCTTGTCGCGACGCTCAGGTGCGCGCAGCGCCGCCGGGATCTTGGCCCATTGCCTTTGTGCGGACTCCAGGTGGTCGCGTTCGGTCGAGCCGTCGGCGGCTCTGCGGCTGCCGCGAAACTCGTGCTCCGCCCAAGCGATCAGGTCGGAGACGAGTTTGGCATAAAATTTCCCGCATCCGCCGTGAACTCATCGACCTGGCGCTTGATCCAGAAGAACCGGTTGTCGTCATACAGCAGGCGCGCATTCTCCGGCGTGCACGGCACGTCGATCGGATCGCCATCCGGAGTCAGCAAGAGCCACCCGGTCGTCATCGAGACCAGCAGATCGACGCCCTCGGCTTCCTGTTCCTCCGGGGTCACTCGCGCTCGTCCCACCCGCTGGGCGGCGGCCATGCGACGCCGCAGGGTTTCCCGCAGCTGGAAGCGCGCACGATCGGAGTCGGACGAGATCAGGTCGATGTAGGCCTCTGCGCCATTGGTGCGGCTCTTCAGAGGATTGTTGGTCTTTGGATGCAGGATGGGCATCCGGCGCGCGTCGTTGACGGCCAGCGCAAGCGACGCAAACGGGTCGTGACTATTTCCCTTGGACATAGATCCCTCATGGCGGTGAAGAAAGAGGCGCGCTCACCCGCCAGCAAGCGCGCCCCCGGTAGCAGCTACCGTCCGCAAGGTGCGGACAGCGATCCCTTGGCGGCGGGATTTGGGTTCTGGCGGACCCGATCAGACCGCTTCGGAATCGATGATTTGCAGAGTGGTTTTCGGAACCCCGGGGGCAGCGCCGATGTATTTCAGCGCGGTGAATGGCAGTGTCAGGGTCTGCGCCCCAAGGCCCGTGATCGCCACATCTGAGTCCGAGAACTTGATGCGCGGCAGCATGATCGACACCGACGGCGAGTCTGGCGCGTTCGTCGTGTTGAGCTGAGCCAGCACCGAAACCTCGTCCTCGTTCAAAAAGTTCTTGATGAACGTGGCGTCCTCCAGCATCGCCGTGATCTGGCCCGTCACCTTGGCGGTGCCGAGAAACACCTCCGGGACAAAGTTTTGACCTACGACCGCATCCGAAGAGGGCGCCAGGTCCATCGTGATGGTGAGCCCGGTCACGACCCCCACCACCGATCCGCCGACCGACAACATGCCGTTGACGGCGGCAAAGATCCCGGTATCGGTCTCCGGCAGCGGGCCGGTGAAAAACGGCGCGGTGCCGCTCTCGAACACCTCCATGTCTCTGCCCATCATCGGGAATTCGACCGTGGACATGCCGGAGGCGGGCAGGGTCATGGTGAACCCGGCGACACGAACCTCAGTGAACAACCGGGCCAAGTCCACGTCCTCGTGGAAAGCCTCGATCGCAAATTTGCGAGGGACGAACCCGGTCGACGGGATGATCAGGCTCTTGCCGCTGCCGGTCAGGGTGAAGGTGGACTCGGACGCCATCGTCGTCGGCGCCGGGAACACCGTGACATCGTGGTTGCCAGCCCCTCCGAACGAGACCACGGTGAATTTCTTATTGTTGTTCGCAGCCCCGGCGACCAGCCCGGCCAAGGAAAACATGCCGCCGACGCTCAGGCCGCCCGCAACCGGATCGCCGCCGCCGAAGGTGAATTTCGACGTGCTAGCATCAGCGGTGACGCTTACCAGGGTGGTCTGATCCAGGTTGACGGCCGCTGATGCGGTGCCTCGCGTGGCCGCTTCGAAGAAATCGAAATAGGTGCCTGGACTGAACTCCCCGGTGATCGACCCGGTGACGCGACGGGTGCCGTGCCGGAAGTCCACGACCTGGCGGTCGCCGCGGATTTCGGCCGCTTCGTATGAGTCCTTCGCCAGTTTCAGCGAGCTGGAGACCCGGCGAAGCGTCTGGCCTCCGGTCGCGCCCGGATCGGTGCCGGAGATCGGCTGCGTGTTGCTGTCGATTTTACCGTCTGCATAGGGTTTGAACGCAATCCGTGCGCTTACGCCTTCGGCGATTGACATAGGTGGGCTCCATCAAGTGGGAATGCGCGCTTCACAGCGGGCGGGCGGTCGTTGCCCAAGCGACCGTTTGGGGTCTTAACCTCGCGCGGGCTTCACGCGAGAAACCGGGATTAGCTACTCAGTGATTTCGTCATCCAATCGGATGCCAATTGGATCCGGGTCTTGTTCTGGAGACACGAAGGGCACCCGATCGCGCTGGACGATGGTAATGGGCGGGTCCGCGACGGCGGCGATCGCCGCTTCCAGCCGGGCCAGCAGCGTCTGCGCCGGCGGCCCGCGTTTCCAGAACACGTGATGCTGGAGGAAAGCCGTCAGATCCCGGGCCAAGTCGCCGTCGATGACGATCCGGTCCATCATCGGACGGGCGAGCCGAACTCCCCAAGGCCGATCAGGATGAACAGCAGCAGCAACAGGATGTTTGGCACCCAGATCGGGTAGACATCGGGACGCCAGTGGAGGCCGCCCGCAAGCAGCACCCAGAGCAGCAGGAGTAGCCAGTACCAAAAGCCGATTGTCACGGCGTCACACGACG